ACGTTGAGCGAAGCTCTAGTCGGGAACCCTGCCTGCATGTGTTTGCCCACGAAAGTAGACAACTCCAGTCCATCGACTGGGGCCCACTTCCGGGAGGTTGTCACAGCAGATTTGCCAAATATTCCGGACTCCCAATGCGAGAGCATTGATTGACCGGGTTCTTCAGTGAAGAACTGGAGGAGATTGGCAAACCCTTCGTGCTTATGAGTACCTGTGCTGGTTTTAGCAACCAGAGTTCGATACTCGCGCCGCTGTAAGGCATCATTCCACCGGTACTTGCCGGGGGACTGAAATCCCGATGCGGTTACAAAGCCGAAGGCTCCCGATCCGATCGGCACGAATGGAATCAGTTTCCTGATTCTATCGGGCACTAGTCGCTCCACCCATTTAGCTGTTTTCCACAAACCCTTCAAGTAGAAGTTGTTTGCGGTAGCAACTAGGGAGGCGACCGAACCGAGGTCGGTTTCGTCCGGAAACTTAAGGAAATACGCGGGACTGACATCATGTCCGTTCCACGCATCCAAGCCACAGCTCTCTCTAAACTTTCCGTTTGAGAAGGTTTTGTCCTGGTTAACCTTAAGGTGGAGGTGTTCAAACACCTCCACGACCGACGGTACCCATTCTACGGGGGCAACTAGATCGTCCCCGTAGACGCGGACCGTTTCCAACAAGTCCTCGTAATCCTCTGGCTTCCGGTTGGTAAGGTGAACACCTATTCCAACAAGAAGCATAAGGAAAGTGAGGGATTGAACAGGAAACGTAAGTGCCGATCCCATTGAAGAGAACTTCCTGAGCTCATAGAGCCCTGGGGATTTCTTATCAATGCTCTGACGGATAAACCGAGTTCTGGTAGCTGCGAAAGCCTGAAGAACCGAAAGATTTCGGCGATACAGTCGTTCGATAAGCCACGTAGATACCCGGTCGCTAGCAGATGATAAGTCAACTGTAGCTGTTCGTCCGTCAAGAGAGCCACGGGCAGCCGCCTGTCTGGAAAGCGCTTGACTTCTAAAGTCAATACTTCTTCCAGCAGGAAGCTGTCGGATACGCGTACTGAGATAGCGTGCAACATTTTGTTGTGTCCATTGATTACAGGTTGGTTCAGCGGCGATAAGCCGCGGGGCCTTCTGAGTCTTAGGCACGGCAATGAGGCGCGAGGCCTCCTCTTTTAGTGGAGGGAGTCTCGCTGCTATCTCGTCCGTCTGGTAAACATCTCCGGGATAACCGAAGAGGTCTACTTCGACGTCGTATCCTCCTCCCAATAGGGAGGAGTTTGCAATAGCATACTC